GCTTGAATAGTAACGGCGGAATTACATTTAAGGCGACCGCGAACTTTGACAGCGCAGCTGCAAAACGAAAGTTTAGCGGAGCTATTCATAAAGCGCAGATAAAACTTGACGCGCAGGTTTTGACGGACAGTAACTACTATTGCCCGCTCAAAACGGGAACATTGCAAAAGTCGGGAATTATAAACACCGTGTTAGGCAGCGGCCTTGTCGTATGGAAAACACCGTACGCCCGCGCCCAGTATTACGGCGTAAACTTTGACAGGAGCAAAGACCCGAACCCGAACGCCTGCGCGAAATGGTTTGAAGCTGCAAAAGCTCGGAAAGTGAAGCAATGGGAGAAACTTGTAAATGATACAGTCAAAAATAGCTAGCGCAATCAGCGCATACGTTGAAGAAGCGCTGCAACTGCCTTTTACAATCTATTGCGACCTTATCCCCGACGAAGCAGCCGACGGCGCTTGTGTTAGGCATGACCCGACCCCAGCAGCAGAAAAACGCTACAACGACGGCACCCGCCTTGTAGCTCGGAACTTCACTTTTTACACACGCTGTAAAAATGCAGCTGACGCGAGGGAATACGGCAAACAGATAGTTGATACACTGGACGGCGCAACAGTATTGAGCGCTGAAAACATAAAGATAGAGTGCGAAGCAGTAACCCTGCCGCAGTATATCGACACTGACGCAAAAGGTTTTACGACCTACGCCGAAAGTGTTAAATGCACATTTTTAGAGGAGTAACAGACTATGGGCGATTTAGTTAAAAAGACCAAAATTGTACCGTTCTTGAATACCGGCACAAGTTCAACACCCGTTTGGACGCAGATTAAAAAGTCAACATCGTTCGACTTGAACACAAACCCGCAGGTAAAGACTTTTGATTTTATCTCAAGCGAACAGCCCGAGGAAGAAATCGACAGCTACCAGCCGAACCTTGCGCAGGCTTTGACAATGTTCAAAGGCGAACCCGACTACCAGCATATTTTTGATATGCTTTACGAACTGCCTACAGGCGAAAACGCTCACCGCGACGTGCTTATCGTTTTCTATCAAGAAACCGCAGAGTACACACCCGAGGGCAAAACAGAAAGCGAAACTGTTTATAAGGCTTGGAAAATTGACAGCTTGGTAAAAATTAACCAGCTCCAAACCACAAACGAACAGATTAACTTTGAACTTGGATTCAACAACATCAAGCGCGGTGCTGCTGAAATCGTAAGCGGTAGCCCGTCATTCACAGAGGGTACATTCTCTAACGGAACATTTACCCCTGCTGCATAATGGACTTATCAGAAGCAAAGCTGCCCGAAACCGTAAAGGTGGACGGCAGCTTATATTATATTCATACCTCGTTTAAGTTTTGGCTAAAGTTCTTAAAGAAACTTGATGATAAAAACGCGCCGCCCGCAGATTTTGACTTTATGTATAACGGGGCACGCCCTCGAAGTCGATTAAACGGAATTATGGCGCTTGTGCAATTCTGCAACCCGCCGCAGTTACTACCGCGCCCCGAAGTGTTCGGCAGCGGCAGCAACGAAAAAGCAACCGACTACACCGTAGACGCTGACTACATCTACGCGGCATTTATGGAGCTTTACGGCATAGACCTTATCGAAAGCGATATGCACTGGTACAAGTTTTTAGCGCTTTTTAAGGGCTTACACGGAACGAAACTTAACGAAATTATCGGGTATAGACTTTATGAGAATACCAGCGGCAAGCGCGACGCATACACAAGACAAATGGAAAAACTGCGCAGAGCTTGGGAACTTCCACAGATAGAAACGGACGAAAACGACGAAGCACTGGCAGCGTTTGAAGCACGCTTGAATAAATAGCACGCCCTGCACGATTGCGGGGCTTTTTTTATGGGAAAATGACTATATAGGTATGGCAAACGACGGCGAAATTAGATTTAATACCAAAATTGACGAAAGCGGCCTTGATAAAGGCTTAAAGAGCGTCAAAGGCAAAGTAGACAAATTAGGCAAAGACACAAAGGGCTTGAACGCGCTTAAAACGGCGTTTAACGAAACGGGCGGAGCTGCTGCGGGCTTTACAAGCAAGCTGGGCGGCGTAGCGTCAAGCGGTGGCGTTGCTGCGGCTGCTATCACTGCGGCGGTAATGGCTGCAAAGAAATATATTGAAACACTCAAAGAAGCAAACGAAGCCTACAAGGTACAGGAAAAGGCAGAAAAGGCACTTTCAAAGGCTGCGGAAAACAACCCGTATTTAAACGGCGAGGGCGTAGAGCGCCTTAAAGACTTTGCGGGCGAGATCCAAAAAGTAAGCAACTACGGCGACGAAGCAACAATCGACATTATGGCGCAGCTTGCGGCCACAGGCAGAAGCGAAGCTGAAATAATGAAAATTATGGCGGCAGCTGCGGACTATGCAGCCGCAAAACATATTGACCTTAAAACGGCAGCAGAAACATTAAACAGCACATACAGCGGTATGGCTGGAACTATGGGGCGACAGATTGCCGAAATTAAAGACCTTACCGACGAACAGCTCAAGAACGGCGACGCTATCGACCTTATAGCGAATAAATACAAGGGCTTTGCAGCTGACGCGGTAGACAGCGGAACACAGGCAAAAAATGCTTTTGGCGACTTCATGGAATCAGTCGGCAAAATGGCAAACCCTATGTTTGAGGGCTTGAACCAGCGTGCAAAATCGTTTTGGGAATCCATGACCGAACAAATGAACAAGTTTAACGACGCGCTGGAAACTGCAAGAAAGACTTGGGCAATCGGCGGTGACTATCAGTGGGCAAAAGAAGCAGTCGATAACATCAAGCAGTCAAGGAATAATATAACTGCAAAGCAAGGCGCACGCGTAGCGCAGGATTATACAACTGATACGTTGGGGACGTTGGACGATTATAACCTCGACAGCATTAAAGTTTATCTTGAACAGTTGGAACTCAAAGGCAAAATAAAACAAGAAGAAGCCGAGATATTGAAGATAGCAAGAGAAGAAATTGCTACAAGAGAACGCATAGCCAGTTATAACGCCAAAGTCGCAGAGTATGCAGAAAAATACAGAAATTATTCTCTTGAAACATTGAAAACAAAAAAGCAAGAGAAAGAAGCGTTAGGACAATATGACGCAGAATGGACGGCAATAGCCGAAGCAATAGAACGCGCCGAAGAAGCCGCAAAAAAAGCGCAGGAACAGGCAACAAATACAGCAAAAAAAGCGCAGGAACAGGCAACAAATACAGCACAAAAGACCGCGAACGACTACGCAGCCGCAAGCAATAAGGAGCTGCAAGAAAAATTAAAACTTCTTGAAGTTGAAGCAAAGGCAAAGGGCGAATCGGTAGACGCTCAAGACGTTTACAACGCTTATTTGCAGTCATACGTTGACTTGCTCACAAAGACAAACGGCACAATACAAGAGGGCTACCCGATAGAAGTACGCCGCCGAAAAGAGCTTGAGGAAGCAAAAAAGGCGCTGGACGCTGCAAGGGATAGCGAAGAAAAGCTCGCAGCCGCAATGCAAATGACGCAGGCGGCCACAAACGCAATTAACAGCATTAAACGCGAAGTAACGCCAGCAGAACAAATGCAGGAACAAATAGACGCGCTGGAACAGCTTAAACAGAAACTACGGGAAGCCAGCGACGAAGAAATCGCAGCAGCTCAAAAAGACGAAGAAATACAGTACAGCAAGCAGGAACTTATAGAGGGCGTTACTGCTGCTGAAAAGTCGCTCATTGACGAAAAGGTGAACGCCGTTGCTGCAAAAGAAGAAAGCTGGTGGGACAAACACAAGGCAAAGCAGCAAGAGATACTCGAATTAAAACAAAAACTTGGCGAACAAGAGATTTTAAGCGAAGAAGAAAAATACAAGAAAATGCAGGAGCTTGACGAAGCATACAAGCAGAGTAAAGCGGCACAGATTGCCGACCTTATGACGCAGGTAACAAGCTACACAAATCAAACGGTAGACATCATCAACAACGCTGCAAACTTAATGCTTGAAACTTCCAAGAACAACGCAAAGGCAGAACAGGCAGCGCTTGAGGAAAAATACTTAAAGGGCGAAATCAGCGAGGAAGAATACGAAGAAAAGATAACCGAGAGCAAAAAGAAAGCTGCAAAGGAACAGTACAAAATACAAATGGTTCAGTGGAGCGCTTCTATTTTGCAGGCCACAGCAAACATTGCGCAGGGTGTAACGCAGGCTATTGCGCAGGGCGGCGTTGCGGGGCTTATTACTGGCGGCCTTGTAGCTGCTGCGGGCGCGGTTCAGATTGCAAGTATTATCGCGTCAAAACCTACCCCGCCGAACTTTGCGGGCGGTGGTTTTATCGGCGGTATGAACGGCGCGACTATGGGCAGCGACAACACCTATATACACGCGCGAACAGGTGAAATGGTAGCGAACGCGGCACAGCAGCGCAACTTGTGGGAAGCTATGAACGGCAACGGCGGCGGCAGCGGTACAAACATCGTTATAAATAACAGCGCTTCAAACATCGCCACAGCACAGCCAAAACTTACACGTAATCAAATCGAAATAATGATTGACGCGCGGGTAAATGACAGCTTGAAAAATGGCCGTTATGACAAATCACTGACGCAGGCCGAAAGCGGCATGGGCGGCGACTATTACGGAATCTAGGGGGAACACATGGCGCAGAACTGGAGCACATACGTTAATACAAACTTTTACGGGCAGGACGGCGGCTACAAGGACAACACCGAAAAGGTGGAGTTTAAGAGCGGGCGCACCGTCAAATATTTGAAAAACTCGCACCCGAAAAAGACGCACGCCTTGAACCTGCGCTGCAAGGATAAAGGCACCGTAAAGGTGGACGGGAAAACCGAGTTTGAATGGTTTTTGTACTGGTACGAAAACACAGCCAAAAGCGGCACCGTTCCGATTTACTTAACGGACATTATAACGGGCAGCGGAACAAAGCAGTATCTTGTCACTATTGAGGGGTGGAGCGGCCAGCGCTTCAAAGAAGTAAACCTGCAACTTGAGGAAGTGTAAAACATGAATATTTTAAGAGCTTTAGCAGAGGGCGGCGGCTATAATCTGCCGTTTCTTTTGCACTTATACGATCCGACAGGAACGACACATATTTACTTGATAAATGACAATGAGGACTACATCTATAACGGGCAAACGTATTTATCAAGCAATTTTACATACAGCCCGAACCGCGACGGCGACACCAATTTAAGCATAGAGCTTGTAGAACACGACGAAATTATAGACCTGCTCGAAAATAACTACTATTTCCACGTGGACGTTATAGGCATATTCAACGGCGAGGAAGTCGAAGAAATCGGGCAGTATATGCACAAATACGGAGAGGGAAGCTGGAGCGGCGAAAAGCTCGAAATCAAGCTGAATAAAGACGACCGCGGCGAAATGACTTTCCCAGCGCTTACGCTTAATAGTGATAATAACAGGGGCGGAAATTGAAATACGACGACTTGCTTAATATACCTTTTAAGAAGTTTGGACGCGACAAAAGCGGCTTTGACTGCTACGGCGTGGTTATGGAGTGCTGCAAGAGAGCGGGAACGCCCTTGCGGGACTTGTACGGCGATATAGTGGACTTACCCGCCGACGGGGTAAATGACTATATAAGCGGGGGCTTGAATGTGCGAGAAATCCCCGCCCCGAAAGTGGGCGCTATCGTATATTCAATCTATCACGGCAACGTACACGTGGGCTACATCGTAGACCGCGGCATAGTTCTACACGCCACAATCGACAAAGGCGTGAAAATCTCACCGCTTGCGGCGTTGCGCCCTATTGCTTATTACGAGGTTATAAATGAAAGCGACCCTATACAAGACACTATCAAACAAACAAACACCGATTGAAGTAAAGGCAGGGCAGACAGTCGCCCGAGCTTTTCCCGAGTTAGATTTAGAAAACGCAATAATCGTAGTAAACGGACGCATAGAAAAGCCCGATTATGTTTTGCAGAAAACCGACAAAGTTATGATCCGTTTGACACCAAGCGGAACTACTGCGCTTATGGTTACACTTGTCGTGGTTGCGGTTGTGGCCGTAGGCGCTGGCGTTGTCGGCGGTATTGCTGCATACAAGGCAAAGCAGGCAGCGGAAGAAGCAGAAAGAGAGCTGGAAAAAGTAAAGAAGCTCACCAATAAACCCGAAGTGGATAACCGCCCGTTCTTACGGGGCGCAAGCAATACAGACGCGCAGGGCAATTTATTGCCGTTCATGTGCGGTTATAACTTCTTTACACCTTACAAATTAAGCAGCCCGTTTTATAAAATCGTTGGCACTGACGGCGTGGACGAATACACCTACACCGCGTTTGTGTGCGGCTTTAATAAGCAGCTGATTAAAAAAGTAGCCATTGACGACGTAATAATTAAGACCTTTTCTACAAGCGCCCCGCAAGAGGGAGCCTACACGCTCGACACTTCTATTTTTGCCGAGGACGGACGGCTTGAGATTGCGCAGGACGGCGCACTATTAAGCGACTTAACAGAATTAAACTACAAGACCGTTTCAAACGCTTGTAACGACGAAATACCAAAAGATACGCTCGTAGCTGAGGGTACAAAGGAATATTTAACATATACGCTGGATAAATACGCAAAAGACGTAGACATAGCAATAACTTTCCCTTACGGCCTTTATGCATACAACGACGACAACGACAAAATAACAAACACAGTAACCATTACGCCGCAATACTCGCTTGACGGTGGCAATACTTGGGTAAGCTTTACGTTTAACAATAACGGCACACTGACAAACGTATTTTCCCGCAATGTTTCCGACAAGGAAATACGCTTTGTCGCACATAAAGGCTTTAGCTTGCAGGACTATGCAACACTAAAAAACAACGGGCAAGAAGCTATTTTTATCAGAGTGAGAAGCAACGGCGCGGCGCATGATACGAAAATACACAACGATTGTTATGTATTGTTTTATCAAAGTTTGTGTTTTGATCCGAACAAATCAAGCTCACCTGCGGGGCTTGTAAGTGACAGCGGCGCAGCTGGGCTTGTTTCCTGCTTGAACATAGAGGACAGGGAGCGGGCTTTCTGTACTAATCTAGCGCTTAAACTCAAAGCTACAAAAGTAAACGAAGATAAACTCAAAAAAATAAACATCATCACAAACGGCGTGGCGCGTACATGGAGCGGCGCAGCTTGGACGACTGCAAAAACCGCGACCCGAAACCCTGCTGCATGGGCGCTTGAGATTGAAACAAGCGACAGACACCCAGCAAGCCAGCGCCTTGACAGTGAGATAGACTTAGAGAGCTTTGGCGAGTGGTACGAATACTGCGAGGACAAGGGCTACAAGTTCGACTATGCAGTAACACAGAACACCAAAAAAGACACAATCCTGCAATACATCGCAGAAGCTACAGGCGCGTGTATTTACTGGGACATTAACGGACGGCGTGCGGTTGCGCTTGATAAGCCGCAGGAAAACGCGCTCGCAGTTTACAACCCGCAGAATATTATTAGTATTCAGAATAAAAAAAGTTTTGGACGACGCACCGACGGCTTGAGAATTAAATATAATTCCAGCGATAACGACATTTTCCAAGAGCTTACATATCTTGTCATGCGCGAAGTGGACGGCAGACCGCTACCGCTTACAGACGACAGCATAATTAAAGACGTGACAATAACGGGCGTTACAACACGCAGCCACGTTGTAAAATACGCCCGCCGCCTTATGGCTATAGAAGCGCTGCGCCCGAAAACGACAATTATTGAAGTCGGAAACGAGGGCATTTTCTACACGCCATTTTCAAAAATCCTTATTCAAGACGACAGCCTTAAAATAGGACTTGGCAAGGGCTACGTAGTGCAGGATATAGCCTATAGCGGCGGCATTATCGACAAGATTTATATTGACGGGCAGGTAACTTTTGAGGACGGCAAGGAATACGGAATTATTGTTAACTGCTACGGTGCCGACGCTGGCGAAACACCGCTTGCAATCAAAGTAAGCGGAACGGGAACAACCGACACGCTGAACGTTGATACAATCATAGCACAAAGCGCAAGTATTAAACCCGAAATAAATTGTATTTTCTCTTTTGGTGAGTTGGACGACGACGGCGAGTTTACAAAGGTAACGACAGAATATTTAATCAATCAGATCAGACGAAGCGACAAGGGTTTTAACTTGGAGCTTGTAAACTATAACGAAGCTATCTACGACACGGGCACTATTCCCGACTACGTGCCGAACATCACACAGAAGCAGACAAGCGAACCTGCGCCGATACCTGCGGACTACGTGACACAGCGCCAGCTTGATGAAGTTATCGACAATATGCAGTCGGGAAATATTCCAGTAGGAAAGCCCGACGTGCCGACGCTCGTATATGGCAGCGCAAACCGCGACGGAATCGCCTTGAGCTGCATCCACAACACCGACGGACTTAGAAACGACCTGCGGGCTATTGTGTTCACTATCACCAAAGGCGACGGCAGCACCGAAACAATAAGCGTAAGCGGACGCACTGGAACATATACGTTTGACCGTGAAACAGACGGCTACCCCGAAAAAACAGACCTTGCAAGCTGGAGCGTAAAAGCTCGGGCTGTAAACATCTACGGCAAGGAAAGCGTAGAAAGCGAAGCCCGCCCCGTTTCTACTGCTTTATATGGCACTTGGCAGCTTTCAGCGCCAGTTATCACAAAGCGCGAAAGTAACCGCGTTATTACTCTTTACTTTGAGCAGCCGACACGCTCGGACGGCTTGGAACGCTACGGAAATATACAGCACCGCGTACAGATTAAGAGATTGACCGCGCCAGCTGACAGCGCATATTTTAAGCCAGCGACAGGGGCGAACCCATACGAAAACGAAGCGAACTACAAAGACGGCAGCGGCTTTGTAATTGCTGGCAGTAGCTACGCGCAGACATTGCCACTTGCGGGGCAGGATCTAGCCGACCCGATACCCGAAGATACAACCTACGGCTTTATGGTTGTAGCGTACAACGAAGCAAGCGAAAGCCCAGCGGCAGAAA